TGATTAGTGTTGATTCTAATGACACGATATCACCTACTGATTTAGCCAAAGAGATGGAAATACCAGACGAACATATCGAGCCTATAATTGATTTAGTAGCTTATAGATTACTAATATTAATTGATGACTATAATAGAGCAGATAGATATAAAATTGATGCCTCAGCCTTCTATAGACAAGCTAAAAATGATATTGAAGCTGGTTATGGGGATGTGATGAAAGCCGGCATGATTGGTCAGCCTTATGATTGGGAAGTTAATAATATAGGGAGTACAATTTGAGCTTTGTTGTAGAATCGTATCAATCTAAAGGGCTACGGGATGACAAGGGACGAAAGTTCGTCTCACCTGATTATTTCTACAATATTGAGAATATGAACTATGATAACATTATAGGTTGCCAAAGAATAAAAGCCCCTAGTGTTGAATATAACGTAGGAAGCAATCAAATTGATGGGGGTTATGATTTTAGATACATTGATTCAGTAGGACAATTCCAAAGTGAAAAAATAATTGTTCAAGGGGGATCAATCGTTAAAAACTTCTTAACAAGCCCAAGCACCATTTACACAGGATTAACAGCAAATAAAAAATGCACGTTCGGAATACTAAACGATAAGCTATTTATATCAAACGGCTTTGATTATCCATTAGTGTATGATGGAACTTATGTTAAAGAAATGGGCGCACCTACAGCCAAGGATTTACTTGTGGCTGGGGTTCTAACAGGAGCGTATTACTACGCTATGAGCTATGTCATAGATGGCGTCGAAATTATACTTGGCACTATTAGCAACACCATTACCGTATCAAGCAAAAGTATTGATCTTGATTTACCTGTTGGAATTGCGACATGCACAGCACGAAAGATATACCGTACAGAGGCAGGTGGTAGTACACTCAAGTTACTAACAACTATTAGCGATAACACCACTACAACGTATCAAGATAACACGGCTGACGGCTCACTAGGCGCAAATATTCCTAGTACAAATAGTTCATGTCCAACACCCCAATTTATTACAGTAAAAGATGAAAAAATTATTGGTGCGGTCAATGCCAATAGACCAAACTACTTGTATGTCACAGAGTTAGAGGTAGAAGTTTTTTTTAATACGTCAGGCGTTTATGATGTGTCAGGCGTAGGTAACGACAATTCCCCATTAACAGGACTTATTGAAGATTATAATCAAATCGTAGTTTTTTCAGAAAAGCATATATATTTAGCGGATACGTCAGGTCTTACAACAAGTGTTAAACAAACCACGTCTAATGTAGGATGCATTGATGGTTTTAGCATTGCTAGAATACCCGAGAATGACATCTTACAAGGTGGCATTATGTTTGTTTCTAACTTGTATGATGTCCGTATTTTCAGCGGTAATATTGCCACCAACTTGGCTACAAGTTTTGACAACTTAACAACAAATAATTTTAGTTCAGCACTAAATAAAGATAGCCTAAAAAATCAATTAAAAGATAATCCATTAGAAGCAGCATTTTTCGATTATAAATATCATTTAATCGCTGAAACGTTTATGTATGTTTACGATATACGTATTAGTGGTTGGACAAAGTATTTTATAAAGACAACAAGCTACACTCCTACTTATTGGCGGTTTTTTGAGATCGAGCAAACTTTATATATATCACAAAAAAATGCAGGTATCGTTGAGCAAATGTACAACGCTTTGACCTATCGTGGGGAAGAATTAACAGCATTTTTTGAAACGCCTGAAATAGCGGTTGGGACAGAACAAAAATTTTATAAAAATTTATATATATATTATGATAAATCGGGGAGCAACACATTAACAGCCTTAGCGACAGTTGATAGCACAAAAACAGTAACTGCTACCATTACATATGATGGGGCGTATTATGATTTTGATTACTTTGACGAGGATTATTACGAAACAACAGAAGACGAAGAAGATTACAAAGTGGTATACATAAATAAATACGCAAATTGGATGCGGTTTAAGATAAGCACACAAACACAAGCCATCATTAAAGGCTGGAAGTTGGAGGGTAGAATTGTTGGAAGTTAAACAAAAAGATTTATCCCTTAATGAGCTTATGGACCAAGCAGAATGCATCATAGCAACTGGCGAACCGGTAGAAATGCCATTAACTCATAGCTTTACCGATGGTATGTATATTCGGGAAATATTTATGCCAGCAGGCACAATTTTAACGAGCAAAATACACAAAACGAACCACCCATTCATAGTAAGTAAGGGTAAGTGTATAGTGTACGATGGGACTAAACTAGAAACTATAACCGCACCACACACAGGAATTACAGAACCTAATACTAGACGTTTATTGTACATAGAAGAAGATACAATTTGGACAACATTTCATGTAACAGATAAAACTGATGTTGATGAAATTGAAAAAGAAATTATACAAGAACATAATAATGAAATGTTAGACAAAGACCTATTTAATAAATTTAACAAAATAAACACACAAAACAATACATTTATAAATAAAAAGGAGGCTTTAAAATGAGTTTTGCAGCAATCGGCGGTGCAGTTATCGGAGGCGTAGTTGCAGGAGAATACCAAAAAAGCGAAGGAAGAAAAGCAAGGGCAGCACAAAGAGAATTAACCGAACAACAAATAATTGAACGAAGAGCCGAACTCTTGGGGCGTGAACGTGGACAAGAGGAAGCACAAAGAAGAGCAGCAGAAATAGGCGAACAAGCACAACAACAATTCATGGCAGCTACAGAAGGTAGGCCAGAACAAATCACACGTCTACAAGAAATTATTAGACAGCAGAGATTGCCAGAACAACAACAAGCAATAAAACGAGGCCAATTAGCTTTACAGCAAGCAGGTGTAAGAGGACCAGAAGCAGCGCAGCAAACGCAAATGTTAGCAGGTCGTCTAGGGCGTGAGCTTGGTTTTGATGTTGAAAAGTTAGCATTAGAGGAAGAGTTAAGACGACAAAGAAGCCGTGAACAGATGGCTGGACAGCGTGGCTTAGTATCACTGCAACAGCAATTACAGCCAATACAAAGATATGAGGCGCAACGATGAAAGGTCAACCACGTAATCAATTAAATATGGCTCCATTACCAACTAGGCCAACCCAAGAACAAATGACAGCAGAACTACTAGCAAGCGGTCAGCCAATACAACCAATGCAACCACAACAACCAAGTCCAGTTGATAACTTGATTGGTGGCCTTGGGCAAGGTGCGAAAGGGTTACTTCAAGGATTTGGCGATTTTGTTAATGCACAAAAAAATACGCCAGAAGGTCGCCTATTACTTAACAACATGCTTGCAGGTGTAACAGTTGCATTAGGTGCAGACCCAGCCATTGGTGCTAACATTGTACAGCAAGGACAAAAGCAGTTTAGACTTGGATTAGCTAAACAGCAAAAAGAACAAGAATCGTTACTTGCAACAGCTAAGAGACAAGCCGATATTGAAGCAGATGTTGAAAAATTTAGACAAAAAGAGCAAATAAAAGCAGAAATAGAAGCACCAGAAAAGCAAAGAGAACTGCAAGAAGAGCAAAAACTTGAGAAAAAGAAAGCTGTAAATGCTTATATGTCAGCTCAAGAAGTTATTTCAGGCATTGATAATTTACTGAAAGAAGACCCGAAAACAAGAAGCAAGCGTTTTGAAGTTGCAGTTGGCCCTGTAGAAGGTAGAACCTCAGGAATGGCATTGCCAACTAAAAAAGGCCAAAAAAGTTTTCAAATTAATCAAGAGATAAAAACATTGCTTGCACAAAAAGCTTTAAATACTATTACTGAAATGAAAAATGCATCAAGAACAGGGGCCACAGGTTTTGGTGCAATGAATGAAAAGGAATTAGGCTTAATAGAAGCTGATATTGCATCACTCGACACAAGATTAAGCGATGAGGCATTTGAGGAAAGTTTGAACAGAATTAAAAAGCGCATGCAAAAAGTAATGTCACAAATTGATATTACAGAACAGGATAGGTTGTCTTTGCAGCAAGAAGACCCGCTAGGAATTTTATAATGAACTATAAACAGTTTTCACAAAATATAAAAACTAAATATCCTCAGTATCAAGATATAGACGATTTTGAATTAGCAAATAAAATGATTGCTAAATATCCACAATATCAAGAACAAGTCGAATTTGATGATGTTATTGAGCAAGCACAGCCAGAACCAACATTAATTGAAAAGATACGTGGGATATCACCATTAGAAGTTATAAAAGAAACGCCAAAACAAGTGGCTACAGACATAGCAAGATTAGCACCTATTGCAGCAGCCTTAACACCTATGGGATTAGCAGGACAAGCTGGGGTTACTGCGGTTAGTCGTGCAGGTAGAGGGTTATTAGAAGGCGAAGAAGCACCCGAGGCAATCAAAAAAGGAGCTATAAGTGGTACTGTTGAAGCAGGTATTGGCAAAGGTTTAAAACTTGCAAAGCCAGTGGCCAAAGCATTAGAAAAGCCAGCAAAAGAAACCGCAGCGTTTGTTGGTAATATTCTTAGCTCAGTACCTAGGGAATCAATAGAAAAAGCGTTAAGCAATCCAAGAATATTAAAAACCAAAGATACATATACGGATTTAGGTAAAAAAGCAAAAGAGGGACTGCAAAAGTTATTAAGAGAATCAGGCACACGAAAAAAACAAGAAACGAGAATTTTAAAACAATCTGAAAAGCAATTTGATCTATCAACGTTTGTAAATCGTCAAAAACAACTGCTAGAAAAAAAGGCAGGACAACAAAGCGTATACACGCCACAAGAAAAAGTAGATATAAATTCAATATTGGATAATGTAAAAAGAGAGCGTAGCCCAGAGGGATTACGAGAAATTATGGACCAGATTGACAATACAAGCCAATTATATAGAGACCCTGCAACAGTTTCGAAGAGAACCTCAAAAGGCGACAAAAAATTAAAAGAAATAAGCAACAAAATTAGATCGCAATTAAAAACTGAGGTTGAGGGAGTTTCTGAGCTAAGAGAGCAAACAAAAGAGGTTCTTGAAATTAAGGAAATACTTGGTAAAAAATTAGCAAAAAACAAAGACGCGTCAAAACTTTTAAAAAGACAACAAGATGATGTTACACAAGAAGCATTACAAAAATTAGATGACCTGTTACCCGAAAAAGATAAATTCTTAAATAAGTCAGAAAACATAAAAATTAAAGAACAATTTAGTAAAATTTTTCCTGGCCAAGGCGGTGGCTCAGGTGGTGCCGAGGGCGTAGCGAATTTATTGCGACTTGCATTATCAGGAGCAATAGGGGCAAAAACAGGAGCTGTAACAGGGGGTTTGTCCTTGGCTGCATCAAGCCCATTAATCCAAAAAGCAGCTATCGGAACCTTACCAACAGTAGGAAAAGGCTTACAAGTAGCAGGAAGAGCAATACCAAAAGCTGGAGCAATGACAGTTACACCAATAGAAAGACAAGAAAGCGGAGGCATAGCCCCAAGATCATTACAACAAATTAAAAAGGAGCGTGGTTTATAATGGCAGTACCAAGTGCAAGTGATTTCAATAAATGGAGTGGAACCAAGTTTACAAATACGGATTGGGATCAAAACGTAGACAAAACAGTCGAAATATTAGCAAACGGAAATTATGACCTTAACGTGGCACAGGTAACCGCTACAAGTTACGTAGGTATACCCTCAGATCAGTTTTCAACAATAACAGCTGGTGAAAATCTTACAGCAGGTGATATTTTACGAATTAGCGGTGGCCAAGCATATAAGGCAGACAATACTACATTTGCTGGAATTACAGCAGTTGTTGGAGTATGTAATACTACTGTATCTAGTGGCCAGACGGTTAAGATCGACTATGGGTTTTATAATTCGTTTAGTTCATTAACAGCAGGTACTAAATATTATGTTGGAACGTCAGGGGGATTAACTAGCACAAAGCCAGATTATGCATGTGAAGTAGGAACAGCAGTAAGCTCAACTAGAATTAATATTGAAATTAAAAATGTTGATGGTGCAGTAACTACATGGACACCAACTTACAGCGCAAGTGGCTCAATGACTTTTACCTCCGTAACCACGCATTATGCGACCTATACACGCAATAAAGATAATACGAGTATATATGTAGAAATTAAGGCGACTGGTACACTTGGCGGTACTGCAAGTACACAAATGAAATTTACGCCCCCTGTAACGCCACATTCAGATTATACAGCCGGAACTTTAGATGCAATGAACTTAGTTGGTGCTGGATGTATTGGTAGCAGTGCTGGAGCTTTACGTGGATTCGTTACCAATTATGATGGAACTAATATTAATGTTTTTCAGCCATCAAATCCTAACTTTACACTAGGCTCAAACGCCGGATTCTATTTGTCAGGCACTTACAGAATTTAAAATGGAACTAATAGAACTCATCCCAGCATTGCTTGACATTATGAAAAGCCCTAACGGACAAGCGTACGTTTTCGTTATTCTATATGCAGGTATGGGTTTCTACGTTTACAAAATGACCACCCAATTAAACAACTTTAAAAAAACAATGGCAGAATATAGAGATCACACAGACGAACAATTTAAAGAGATTACAAACGAGTTAAACGACATGAAAAAACTCTTATATAAAATGGCCGGTAAAATGGAAG